AGCCGCGACCACATTGGCTGGGCCTTCATGACCTGGCGAGGGTGGAAACCAGATCAATTCACTGATACCGGACGGCCAAAGATTGATGAAGGCATTTTACAGTCCATCGCTACAGACGAGGCCACTACGTTTGGAAGGATCTTGGAGCTTCAAAAGGCTCTTGGTCAACTTAGTGACGGAACGAACTCGTGGCTTAAGATGGTTACCAGAAATGGTCGTATCCATCATACGTGTCAACTTGCCACCAACACAGGCCGTAACACCCACAGCCGTCCTAATCTGGGTCAGACTTCCTCTGATCCTCGTTGCCGTGAGTTGTTTGGTCCTGGCAAAGATATGGTTCAGGTTGGTGCAGACGCTAGTGGACTTGAGTTGCGTATGCTTGGTCACTATCTTGCTTACTATGACGGAGGGGCTTTTGCCGATGTTGTTGTCAATGGAGACATTCATCAACAGAATGCTGATCGGGTTGGCTGCTCAAGGAAGGAAGTTAAAACACTGACCTATGCATTTATCTACGGCGCATCTGATCGCAAGATCGGACTATCTTTGGATAAGTCCCTCGACAAGGAAAAGGCTGTGGAGCTTGGTAAAGAGATCCGCACGAAGTTCCTTAAGGCTATTCCGGGCCTTGATCAGCTTCTTAAGGCGGTCAATGCGAAAGCTGCTACGGATGTTTTAAAGGGCCTTGACGGGCGTCCTATCCGCCTCCAGGGTAAGAAACACGCTGCTCTCAACTACCTGCTTCAATCGGCTGGTGCCATTGTTTGTAAGCGGTGGAATGTCATTGCCTATGATTCATTCGAAAAGCTTGGCTACACCTGGGACATTGATTACCAATGGCTTGGCTGGATCCACGATGAAATACAACTCGCTATTCAACCTCACCTAGTCAATGATGCCAAGTTCAATCTCGAATGGGCCATCGTCCAAGCCGGAGAATACTACAACCTCAAGGTCCCGCTCGCCTCGGAAGCAAAACATGGAGCAACGTGGGCAGAGTGCCATTGATACCCATCTCCGTATCGATGCTGACTTCTATGCCTATCGGGCCTGTCAATCATCCGAGACCGAACTTGACTGGGGTGATGATCTGATTACCATTGCCAGTAACTTTAAACAGGTGCTGGAGATCTTTGGTAGTGAGATCAATACCCTTGAGAAGCGGTTCGATACCACCTACGTTACCCTTTACTTTTCTGACACTAAGAACTTCCGAAAGCTTATTGATCCAGAGTACAAGGGAAAGCGTACCAAACGTAAACCAGTAGGCTATCGCAGGCTTCTGGACTGGTGTAAAGAGAACTACAGGACTGTCCGTTACCCCAACATTGAAGCCGACGATGCTCTTGGTATGGAGTGCCATCTTGATCCTAGTAACTTTGTACTTGTCTCCCCCGACAAAGACATGAAGCAGGTGGCCTGCCGTTTGTTTAATGGGGAAGAGGAGTTCAATGTGACCCCTGAGGAGGCCGACTACTGGTTCTGGACCCAATGCTTGACAGGTGACCCTGTTGACGGCTATAAAGGGGTGCCAGGCATCGGTTCGGTTGGTGCTCGGAAGATCCTTGATAAGGCCACTGATCCTTGGGAAGCCGTTGTGACTTCCTTTGAGAAGGCTGGTCTTACTGAGGAGGACGCCCTCCGCAATGCTCGCTTGGCACGTATCCTTCGTCCCGGTGAATACAACTCAACAACAAAACAACCTATCTTGTGGAATCCACCCAACTACTCATTGGATTAGACATCGGTCTGATCGCTATCGTTCTCTTCATTTTGGATAGAAACATCTTTCATTATGTGGACCTCATCATCCAGGGCACCTTTGTTGCCTTACAACTACAAATCTATAAAAGAATTCTTGGAATCCGACTCTGGCTCGATCGACAGGCCCTCTTTCATCGAGGATTTCTGGGGAAACTCTGGAACGAGTATTCCCTCTGGCAAATCCGAAACAACCCCGCCTACAAAGAATTCTTCCAAGACCGTGACGAAGTATGATCCTTCCCACTACAAGCGTGGTACTATCCAGGTTTGGGATTTTATTGTGGATCAGCAGCTGGACTATCTGGCTGGTAACTGTGTTAAGTACATCTGCCGTGCTGGTCATAAAGATCAAGAATCAGAACTCGACGACTGGCTTAAAGTAAAGGCTTACGTTGAACGTAAAATCCAATCACTGTCTCAATGATTAACTGCTCACTTCTTCAACAAGCGATTACGTTTCGGGAAGCGATGGATCAACCCATCAATACCAGAGATGAGATTACACACGAGCTTCAAGCCAAGCTAATTACTGAGGAGTATCATGAATGGTCTGAGGCTTTTGATGAAGAAGCCTATATTCCCAAAATTGATCAACTCAAGGAACTAGCTGACCTGGTGTTCGTGTGTTACCAGTTTGCTGCTGCTCGTGGATGGGACCTTGACACAGCAATGAGAAGGATCTTTGAAAGTAATATGTCTAAGCTTGTTGATGGAAAGCCCCTCCGTCGATCTGATGGTAAAGTATTGAAGGGGCCCAACTACCAACCACCTATTCTTGACGACCTCGTATGACATCCTTTGCTGACCTCGGGGACACCCCCAACACTATTGCTCGAACAGGTCGCGTTCAAAACTGGATCGACAACCCTGAGTCCCGCCTGCCCGTCAGCTGTACCGTGTTCGTCGTTGAGGACAGCATGGAGGGACCTGATGGCATTGAGGCCTCATGGCGCTTCGTGTCACACGCCCTACGCAATGGGGCAGGCGTTGCTGTTCACCTTTCAAAGATCCGTTCACAGGGCAATGACAATGGGCGTGGTCTCACTGCGTCTGGTCCTGTTTCGTTTGCCCGTATTTATTCTGCTCTCAATGAAACACTTCGACGAGGAGGAGTCTACAAGAATGGAGCTGTTGTATGCCATCTTGATTATACTCATCCCGATGCTATTGATTTCATCACAGCTTCCCGTTCAGACCTGGCATGGGTAAAGCGTTGTCTGAATGTTGATTCAGATTTCTTTGCTGTTGCTTCTGAACAGTTACTTATAGCTACCCTTGACGGCATTAAAAAGGGAGATATATGGCTCAATAAGATTCGATACGATGCCAATGGTAATCGCATTTATGGAAATGTCTGCCTTGAAGTTTATCTTCCTAGTCGTGGCACTTGTCTTTTACAGCATATCAACCTTGGTGCTTGTAAACTTGATGACTTGATTCCTGCCTTTACCGAAGGCATGACCAGTCTGATTGCCCTTCATTCGAAGACCGGTGTTGGTGATACTGGTGAATATCTTTCCCCTGAGGTTGATCGTCAGGTAGGCCTTGGTGTTCTGGGCCTAGCTAACTTCCTTGCCTATCATGGAGTTACTTACAAACAGTTTGGTCTAGCCCTCGATGCTTATTTCAACCACTCATCAGAGAACACACCAGCAACCGTCCTTGTCGCTGAGCTTGCCACAGCCATTAAGGTTGCTGCACAGATTGCTCGTCAAGCTAACATGCAACGGGCGTTTGCTATTGCTCCTACCGCTTCTTGTAGTTACAACAATATCGATCTTCGGGGTTACACTACCACTCCAGAGTTGGCTCCTCCTATCAGCCGCCACATTGATCGTGATTCTGGAACGTTTGGCGTTCAATCGTATGATTACCCGCCGAATGTTGAGATTGCATCGGAAGTAGGCTGGGAAGATTATAACCGGGTAGTAGATGGTATTGTCCGTCTCTTCCAAAGCACTCTGCTCTTCCATGGCTACTCCTATAACAGTTGGAGTGATGTTGTTACCTATGATGAGGAGTTCATTCAGCGGTGGTTGGGCTCGCCTCAAACGTCCCTCTATTACGCTCTTCAGGTAATGCCTGACACCCAAGCCAAGGACGATGCCATGGCTGCCCTTGATGATGACTTCCGCGATCTTTTCTCCTTTGATGAAGAGGTAGATCCTGATTGTGGTTGTCCAATAATTAAACCTGACAATGAACCTTGCATTCCCTGTGGAGAATAATGAACCCAACACTGTCCCCTTACGATCAAGTTATTTCCCGCAAACGCAAGTGGACACCCGTCGCTGTTCAGAAGGGGAAGCTGGTTGATGGATCAGAAGAGTCCCTCTACCGTGCCCTCGGTCTACGCCACCTCGAACTACCCGTCCGTGAGTTCCTCCAGCAGGGGCTCGACAAGGAGCTTCCTTCTACTCCTGGTGTACGTGAGTCTTTGTTATCTAATCAACAGGACGAAGAGCGTCACGACCAAGCTCTTAACTATGTTGTTGCCGCTCACGGTTCCGACAGTAAGGCTGAAGCTGAATCCAAGCATATCCTTAAGGCCTGGCTTGATGCTCCAGAACATCCAATCCTTAAGGCCGCAATTCTCGAACGCAGTGTCTTCTTCGTCATCCTTCCCTTCTTCCGTTTCAACGGAGACATCGGAATCAGAACCACAGCAGCCGACATCAGCAGGGACGAACAGACCCACGTTGCTATCCACTCAATGGTCTGCTCCGAGTTGCAACTTAAATCAACACAAAGCCTTAACCGACTTCGCCGCGCAACTGTTGGATGGGTAGTTGATGGTCTTGGTAGTTCTGATAACAGATACCTTGACAAGGACTTCTGGTTAGCCCAATCCGATTCCCTCTATGAACGAGGTAAGGCTCCTGGTCTTTCCGATACCCAACGAGCTCGAATGCCTGCCTTCTTTGAGGCCTCCAATACGGATCTTCCACAGTATGGATAGTCCCTTTCTCGAAAGCGAGGAACTCCCCCTGACCCGTGTGGTTGGGGGGAATGTTTCTTTGTCTAAACTAATTGTGGAACTTGATGGAATGTATCCTGATGAGTTTCCCGATTACACTCTCTCCGAAAAGGAGATAGCATTCCGTGCCGGATCCATTGAGGTCATCCGGTTTCTTAAATCCAAACGCGATTCTTAATCATGTGTGTAGGAGCTCCTTCCCCGCCGCCAATGCCGGCCCCCGTTAAACTTCCTGAAGCACCACCACCGCCGCCCCCGGCACCGACCCCTGTGACCGGCCCTGCTGCTGGAGCACAAGGCGGTACCCCTACCCCTACGGTAGTGCGTCCCTCCGTCAGTCAGCGGGCCTCCAGCCAACGTGCTGCTCGTCGTGGTCCTGGTGGTCTTCGTATTCCTACTGCTAGTGCTCCATCTCCTGCTGCCTCTGGTGGTGGTAGTATGGGTGGTGGCAGTGTCAACCTTAACATTGGTAAGTAAACATGGAGAATCAGTCTGCCGCTGATCGCTACGCTAAGTTGGCCAGTGACAGGACGATCTTCCTTGATACTGCCAGGGACTGTGCGGCACTAAGTCTTCCCTATCTGCTTACACCTACGGGTGTGGTCAATGGTCAGAAGCTGCCCACGCCTTGGCAGTCCATCGGCGCCAAAGGCGTTAACGTCATGGCATCGAAGCTGATGCTTAGTTTGTTCCCTGTGAACACAACTTTCTTTAAGCTTCAAATCAATGACGGGAAGCTGGCCTCGGATCCAAATCTCGATGCTACGATCAAATCAGAGATCGACCTCAGCCTTTCCAAGATGGAACGGGTTGTTATGCAAAACGTTGCCGAATCACAGGATCGCGTGATCCTTCACCAGGCAATGAAGCACTTGATTGTAACCGGAAATGCTCTGGTATACATGGGTTCGAAAGGTGTGAAGCTTTACCCTCTTGACCGTTTTGTGGTCGTCCGTGATGGAGAGGGTCAGCCCACAGAGATCGTTACTGTTGAATCAATTGACCGACAGTTCCTTCCAGAACAATTCAGAAAGGACAATTCAAAACGCACCAATCATGTTGGTGATAACACTCCTACTCCTGACGTTGATGTCACCGTAGGGGAAGACGAAGCTGCCGTCTATACCTGGGCCAAGCTTCGTGATGGACAATGGCGATGGAGACAAGAGGTTGATGGTGACATTATTCCTGAGTCTGAAGGGAAGTCACCAAAGAATACTACCCCTTGGCTTCCATTACGCTTTAATGTTTGTGATGGCGAAGACTATGGTAGAGGTCGTATTGAAGAGTATCTCGGAGACCTTAAGTCTCTTGAAGGACTTATGCAAGCCATGGTGGAAGGTTCCGCTGCTGCTGCTAAGGTGGTCTTTCTGGTATCTCCTTCTGCTACCATTAAGCCTGCTACTCTGGCAAAGGCCGGCAATGGGGCCATCATTCAGGGACGTGCTGAAGACGTTACTGCCGTTCAGGTGTCCAAGCAGGCCGACTTCTCCACCGCCTACCAGATGATCACCCAGCTGGTTCAACGCCTGTCTGATGCCTTCCTGGTGCTGTCTGTGCGTCAATCCGAAAGGACCACCGCAGAGGAGATCAGGGCCACCCAGCAGGAACTTAACGAGCAGCTTGGTGGAATCTATGGTAACCTGACAACGGAGCTGGTTCGCCCCTACCTCCAACGAAAGCTCTTCACCCTTCAACGGTCTGGAGATCTTCCTAAGCTTCCAAAGGGTATTGTCTTCCCCACCATCATCGCTGGTCTTGAGGGTATTGGTCGTGGTCAGGATCGTGAATCTCTCATCATGTTCCTACAGACCGTTGGTCAAGCCCTTGGTCCAGAGATGTTGATGAAGTTCATTCACCCTGATGAAGCGATTAAACGCCTCGCAGCGTCTCAAGGCATCGACACCCTTAAGCTCATTAAGACTACTGAAGAGCAGAATGGTGAGATGCAGAAGGCACAAGCACAGGCAATGCAAGGCACCTTGATGCAACAAGCAGGCAGCCTAGCCAAGGCTCCTATGATGGATCCATCCAAGAACCCCGAAGCCCTCGACGCATTACGTAATGTCTCTCAAAACATCCAATCAGGACAACCTCCAGCCATCCCAACCATCCCTTCCGCAGGATGAACGTGAGGCCATCCAAGAGCTAGTTACTGAGCTGAGTCCCCGTCGTAAGTCCGCAGGGAAGCCTCAAGTAAAGACCGATACGGCTCGTCCTCAAGGTCCTAGGATTGTTGTTCCTGGCCTTGGTAAAGTTACTCTTGTTATTCACTAAACCACCCAATGTCTGAAATCATATTCGACGGATCTGATCCTAACGATACCCAAGCCCGCGAGGCCGATGAAGCCCGCCTTGTACAGCTTGGAGATAAGCTTCAATCAGAACAAGAACAGGCCCAAGAAGAGACCTACGACCGTGCTCGTAAGGATTCAGAACAGGACCTGAACTATGCTGGGAAGTTTAAGTCAGCAGAAGATCTTGAGAAGGCCTACCTTGAACTTCAAAAGAAGCTAGGGCAAAAGGATCCTGATGATGATGCTACCGAAGAGGACTCTACTGAGGAGACCACCGAAGAAGCAACAGAAGAACAAGAGGTGACTGAGGAAACTCAGGCCATCCTTGATGCTTCCCAGGAGTACTTTTCCAACAACAACCAGCTCACACCTGAAACCGTTGAGCGGCTTAAGCAGCTGCCTTCCGAGAAGCTGGTAGAGGCATATCTGGAACTCCAGAAGAATGCCCCTCCTACTGTTGGACAACCCTTGTCTGATGTCGATGCTCAATCTATCGTTCAATCGGTAGGTGGTCAGGAATCGTATACCGAAACCTTGGCATGGGCAGCAGACAATCTTAAGCCTGAAGAAGTAGCGGCTTACGATAATGTGGTTAACTCTGGTAACAAGGATGCAATCTTCTTTGCTGTTCAAGCCTTGAACCAACGATACAAGGATGCTGTTGGATTTGAAGGTAAGACTGTTTCAGGTAAGTCGGTGAAGAATTCTGTTAAAGGATTCAAGTCACAGGCAGAGCTGGCACGAGCTATCTCAGATCCACGTTATCGTACTGATCCTGGTTATCGCTTGGACATCGAAGATAAACTAGAGGCATCAGGCAGTCTGCTTTGATGTTTGATTAGGGGCACCTCAGAGTCGGACCCCTTTTCTTTTGAGGATGGACAACCTCGTTAAAAACCTAGTCATGACTGGAGTATTGGCCAGCTGCGGCTGACACCCAATACAACGGACGTATTGTCTAACAACTGAATACTTCGAATCCGGATAAAACTCAAGTACTTGGAAACCTGATATAAACCCCTTTTCTTTTTAAACAAATGACTGCTACTGTAACTCAGCTTGGCCAAATTAATAAGGCCGGCGACAAGAAGGCTCTCTTTCTGAAGCTCTTCACCGGCGAGGTCTATGAGGCCTTCCGTAACGCTACGATCGCTAAAGATCTGGTGATGACCCGCACCCTTCGTGGTGGCAAGGAGGCTCAGTTCATTCACACTGGCCGTATCCAAAGTGGGTATCACACCCCCGGCACCGCCATCCTCGGAAGCGGCAACCCTGCTGCTGCTGAAACCACCATCGCCATGGATGACCTTCTGGTCGCCAGCGCCTTTGTTGGTAACCTGGATGAAGTGCTGTCTCAGTATGACATTCGTGGTCCTATTGCCCGTCAGATCGGTCAAAGCCTGGCTGAATTCTATGACCGTCGGATCTTCCGCGTTCTGGATCGTGCCTCTGGCCTGACCGCTGCTGTGACCGGCGAACCCGGTGGCTTCCGCATCAACCTTGGCTCAAGCAAGGAGTATGATGCTCAGGCCCTGGTCGATGGTTTCTTTGAAGCTGCTGCTCGTCTTGACGAAGTTGCTGCCCCTCAGGATGGTCGTGTGGCCGTGCTGTCCCCTCGTCAGTACTACGCTATCATCAGCCAAGTCGACACCAACATCCTCAACCGTGAGTATGGCAACAGCCAGGGCAACCTGAACAGTGGTGATGGTCTCTATGAGATCGCTGGTATCAAGATCAAGAAGTCCAACAACATCCCTTTCCTTGGGAAGTATGGTTCGGCTGCTGGTACCGCCATTGATGCTGCTGCTGTGACCGGTGAGAACAACACCTATGGTATCGCTACCGACTTCACCAACAGCTGCGGTTTGATCTTCCACCGTGACGCTGCTGGCGTTGTTGAGGCCATTGGTCCTTCGGTTCAGACGACTGGTGCTGACACCAAGGTGATCTATCAGGGCGACGTGATCGTGGGCCGTCTGGCCTATGGTTCCGCTCCTGTTCGGGTTTCCGTGGCTGGTGCCTTCCGTAACGTTTGAGGGTCACGCCTTAGACGTGGTTTAATAGTGGGACTGACTGTTAAAGGTTGGTCCCTTTTCTTTTAATAATGTTCCTGTCCGATCGATGACAACAAAACTCCAAGCTATCAACCAAATGTTGGCTGGTATCGGGCAGGCACCTGTGGTGTCTCTCGACATCGCAAACCCCGAGATTGCCCTGGCAGAAACAACACTTGATGCCGTCAACCGTGAGATTCAAGGAGAAGGGTGGCACTTCAATACTGAAGTCAACTATCCATTCACTCCTGATGTCAATGGTGAGATCTTGGTACCACCAACGGTACTTCAACTCTCCGACAACAAGTATTCCAATGTCCAGAAATACCAGACCGTATTGCGTAGTGGCAAACTCTACGACAAGGTAAATCATACCTATACCTTTCCAACAGGTAATCCAATTCGTTGTGATGTGGTATGGCTGTTTGATTTCGAAGATCTACCACAGGTCTTTAAGGACTACATCACCCAACGTTCTGCCCGTGTCTTTGCTGGTCGGGCTCTTGGTTCTCAGGAGATGGTAGCATTCAATGCTCAAGACGAAACCATCCTAAGGTCCAACTGCCTGGCCTATGATACCAACACTGCTGAATCCAATATCTTTGGACAGGAGAATGGTCAGAACTTCTACATTTCTTATACGCCCTTCCGAGCAATTGCACGATAATGGCTGCCGTATCTCAGAAAATCCCTAACCTCATTGGAGGGGTCTCGCAGCAGCCGGATGCCTTTAAGCTTCCTAATCAACTGCGGGAATGCATAAATTATTATCCTGATCCTACCTTTGGTCTTGCCAAGCGTCCTGGATTACGTGGCATTCTTAAGTTGGCTAATGCTGCTTCTGATGGTACGTGGTTTACAATCTTCAGGGACGAAGAAGAGAAGTATGCTGCTCAGTTCACCAAACAAGGTGTGTTGAGGATTTGGGATGCAAACAGTGGTATTCAACAGACGGTCAATACGCCTGCTGCTTCTGCCACTACGTATGCCACCCATACTGATTCTACTGATCTTGCTATCCTTCAGATCAATGACTATAACTTTGTTCTGAACCGAACCATTACGGTTACAGAGAATGTTGGTGATGTCAGTGCTGCCATTACTCCTTATGGTTTTGTGGTACTGAATAGTGTTGCCTATGACACTACCTACTCCATCATCATTGCTGGAACCACCTTTAGCTACAACTCACCTACCACTTCTGGTTCTTCTTTAAACTCATCTACCATTATCAATGCTCTGGTTGCTTCCATCAATGCTAACCCATTGTTTGTAGCCACAGGTATTGGTAATACCATTCACATCCGTAGGGCCAACAACGCAGACTTCTCTTTGGAAGCAAAGGGTGGTGTTGCTGGTAATGCCATTCAATCCTACAAGGGAACGGTCAGTACGGTCAGTGAATTGCCTCGTCAGTTCCTTAATAGTACGATCATTAAGATCCTTGCTTCAGAGGATTCTAATGGTGATGACTATTATGTGAAGTTTCGGACCAGTGATGGTGGTGCCAGTGGTACGGGTGTTTGGGAGGAGACTCTTGGTCCTGGTGTCATTGAAACCATTAATGAAGCCACGTTGCCTCATGCCATCATCAGAGAGGCCAATGGTACCTTCACCTTCCGTAAGCTTGATGAAGCCTCTGCCCTAGCAACACCAGCGACCTCAGCAGTGACAGGTGTGCCCTCAAGCATTACCATCCTCACCTCAGGCAATGGTCGTTATGCTGTTGGTCAGAGCTTCCCTGTGTATGGAGGGACTGGTCTCAACCTACGCCTTAAGGTCACGGCTACCCGTACTGATGTTGTCAATACAGACTACCCTTGGGTTCTTGGTAATGATGAGCTATTGGAACGTATTGTTTATACCAATGGCAGTCAGGTCTATAACTGGTATCGTGATGGTCAGATCTTTAGGACCACCAGCACGGATGCTAGCTTTGACATCTCTAACCTGACCTTCTCAAAGCTTGGTAGTTATAATGCTGTTGCTACTGGTGATCCATCTATTGTCATCAGAGAAGAAGCAGGCCTACGTATTACCACAACCACCACGGGTGTCATTGATGCTGTAACCATCAGCAGGGCTGGACGAGCCTATACCGCTCTTGATGTGGTATCCAATACTGAAGGTGATACCTTCCGTGTTAGCACAGTCGCTACGGTTACCCAAACAGTTGACACTACTGCTAGTCAGTTCTGGCAGCCAAGGGTGGTCGGTGATGCAGAGACCAATCCAATGCCTACCTTTGTTGGGGGTCAGATCCATGGTATCTCGTTCTTCAAGAACCGTTTGATCTTGATGTCGAATGAGAATGTCATTTGTTCACAAGC